GGTGGTTTAAAAGATATTGAACATTATAAATATTTGCAAGGAGAGCTTTCTGCTTTATACTATATTGCAAACGCAATTAGTGATATGGGAAAACAAATATGACAGCGACACCAGAAAAAAATTTAGTAAACAAAAAAGTTGCAGAAGCGTATATTGATCCAAGTGATAGGGTTTTAGATCCTGAAAAACTTGATGCATCGATTTTAGAAAGGATGCCACAACCAACAGGATGGCGTATGTTGGTTTTACCTTATGCTGGTAAAGCCAAAACAGATGGTGGTATTGTATTAACAAAACAAACAACTGACCGTGAGGCCTTGGCTACCGTTGTAGCTTATGTGGTTAAAAAAGGCCCGTTATGCTATAACGATAAGTCTAGGTATGGAGAAACGCCTTGGTGTGAAGAAAAACAATGGGTTTTAATCGGACGCTACTCTGGTTCGAGATTTAAACTTGAGGATGGTGCAGAGGTACGAATCATCAATGATGATGAGGTTATAGCCACAATTCTTGATCCAGATGATATAGTGAGCTTATGACGATAGAAAACGAACAAAATCAAGTACAACCTGAGGTTGAAGAAATTGAGGTAGAGGTTACTGAATCTGAACAACAGGAAGCAACAGCGCCCTCAAGTGACGATGAGTTAGAAAATTACACCAAAGGTGTATCAAAAAGAATTAACAAAGTTAATGCAAAAAGAAGAGAGGCTGAGGAGAAAGCAGCCAGATTAGAGCAAGAACTTTTACAAAAAGATCAACAAGTACAACAATATTACAATGCAGCTGTAACTTATCAGCAAAATTTGTTAGCAAAAGAAGAAGAAGCAGTACAAGTCAAAGAACGCGAAGCAGATCAATTGTACAAAAAAGCACATGAATCTGGCGATGCTGATTTAATATCTAAGGCCGATAGTTTGAAAAATGAGGTTTCTATACAAAAAGAGAAAGTTCGTATAGCTAAACAAAGACAACAAGAGGCTAATACACAAAGTCAACAAGCGTACCAACAACAACAATACTATCAACAACAGCCACAAGAGGCACCTGTGCAACCAACACAAGAGGCGCTTGAGTGGAAATCTAAAAATGAATGGTTTGGTGAAAATGTTGAGGCAACCCAATACGCCCAATATACACACATGAATCTGGTTAATGAAGGCTTTGAACCTGACTCTGATGAATATTACTCAGAGCTTAACCAAAGAGTTTATAAAGTTTATCCTGGTTTACAATCAGGAAACGCTGAACAAAGTGAGGATAGACCCGCTGTGCAAAGAGTCGCCTCAGCCTCTGTAGGAGGTCGGCAAAAAACACAAGGCAAAAAGAACGGTGTGCAATTTTCTAAATCTGAGGTTGCCAGACTCCGTGGATTAAAACCACATGGTATGTCGGAAGAAGTGTGGTTAAAATCCGTTGCTAAAGAAAAACAACGTATACAGTCTAGGGAGGCAAAATGACAACCGAAGAAAATAATGATATGACACACTCCAGAAATTCCCGTGAATCCGAGAATCACGCTAATAATACTCGTAGACAACCATGGAGACCAGTAAGAAAACTTGAAACACCTGCTCCACCAGAAGGATACGAATATCGATGGATAAGAGAATCCATGTTGGGACAGCAGGACGTTGCTAATGTAAGTAGACGACTTAGAGAGGGATGGGAACTCGTAAGAGGCACAGACTTACCTACGGAATTTGCTTTACCTGTAGCTGACGATAACTCAAGACATGCTGGTTTAGTTTATAGTGAAGGTCTTTTATTAGCGAAAATACCAATCGAAACCAAGAATGAGCGTAATGCTTATTACGAGGAACAAACTGCAAGAAAAAAAGATGCGTTGGACAATAATATGTTTAATGAATCAAAAAAAGACGGCAGATATGTGAAGTACGACAGCGATAGAAGATCTAATGTTACTTTTGGGAAAAAGTAACAATCATATTTAGGAGAATATTCTATGGCTAATAATAATAGCGCATTTGGATGTAAACCTGTTCGTATGATGGGCGGAGCACCTTATTCTGGAGGTCAATCTAGATATAGGATTGCTAGTGGAGCAACGACACCAATATTCCAAGGAGACTTGGTTACTCAGCTTACTGCTGGTGTAATTGGTAGACATGCAGCTTCTGGCACTGTTCCAATTGTCGGTGTGTTTAACGGCGTTCAATACACTGATCCAACAACAGGCGAACAAGTGTTTAAAAATCACTATCCGGGTAGCATTTCTGCTTCGGATATAATTGCAAGCGTCATTGATGATCCTAATGTTGTTTTTGAAATACAAGCTGATGCTGCTATGCCAGTAGCAGACTTGTTTGGAAATTTCGACATTGTTGATGGATCACCAGTTGGCGATACTTCGTCTGGGATATCTAATACAGAACTTGACGTGACTACAGGTGCTACTACAGCAACTTTACCACTTAAAGCATTAGACATATCTCAGGATCCTGATAACGACGATGTTTCATCGGCTAACACCAATGTTCTTTGTGTGATCCAAAATCACATAATGGGACAGAAAGGTGCTGGTTTAGCTTAAGGAGTAAATTATGGCTATATCAAGAGCACAATTAGCGAAAGAGCTAGAGCCTGGTCTTAATGCCCTTTTTGGGATGTCCTATGACTCTTATGAGAACGAGTATGAAGATATTTTCGTTGTCGAAGATTCAAATAGAGCATTTGAAGAAGAAGTATTAATTACAGGATTTGGTTCCGCACCACTTAAGTCCGAAGGACAAGGGGTTCAATTCGACAACGCATCTGAAAGTTACAGTGCGCGTTATACACACGATACCGTGGCATTAGCGTTTGCTTTAACAGAAGAGGCAGTTGAAGATAATTTATATGACAGTCTCGGAAAGAGATATGTAAAAGCATTAGCAAAATCTATGGCTAACACTAAGGAAGTCAAAGGTGCTGATGTTCTTAACAATGCTTTCTCATCTAGCTTTACAGGCGGTGATGGTAAATCTTTAATTGCAACAGATCACCCACTTTCCGGTGGTGGTTCAGCTGCAAACAGAGCAACAACCATGGCTGACTTGAATGAGGCGTCATTGGAAGATAATCTTATCGATATATCAACATTTACAGATGACAGAGGACTAACAATTTCTGTACAAGCGGACAAACTTATTGTCCCACCACAACTAGTTTTTGTGGCTGACAGAATTTTGAACTCTCAGTTAAGATCTGGAACTGCTGATAACGATATTAACGCGATTAGAAACACAGGTGTCATGCCTGGTGGCTACTCAGTTAATCATTATCTAACTGATCCAGACGCATACTTTATTCTTACATCTGTAAACAGCGCAGGTGAAGGTCTTAAAATGTTCCAAAGATCTCCAATGGAGACTTCTATGGAACCAGACTTTTCAACTGGCAATATCAGATATAAGGCTAGAGAAAGATATTCATTTGGTTTCTCTGATTGGAGAGGAATCTTTGGATCTCAAGGTGCATAGTTTGAAGTAGTAATACACTTTTTTCCTCAGTATTACATTGAAGGGCCTTAATTGGCCCTTTTTTTGGTCTAAATTAATTAAAAATAATGTATGTAAATAATTGCATAAAGTTGCAATATTTAGTATATTAACTATGTGAGTAAATTAATTTGTAACCAACAGGAGGGACTATGAAAGAAGGTGCTCTAATCAAAAAGATTAACAAACTCTATCCAAAAGCCAAAGCTACTCCAGCTAGCGATTTCTTTGGTGATCCAAACCAAAAAGGTATTTGGTTTAGAGGTAGTGAGTGTGGTGAAGTTATCGACGGCTTACCCATGTATGACTATTGGAACGAACTTTGGCTTGATACTTTTGGAGTAAATCCAGAGTTTGAGAAGTTTATGAATAAACACGGTTGGTATTGTGAGAACTACGATGCTGGCACATTAATGGCTTATGAGAATTAAGGAGGGACTATGAGTGCATTTTTAGTTGAACCTCAGCACATAGCTGAGATTGTAAAGTGGGCAAAACATGACGAAAAGGCAAAATATGCCTATAACTGTTTTACCAAAGAGCAAATAGATTGTGAGCCAAAGAATATGGTTAGGTTGTTAGCGCAAGCTAACATTGACAGCTTGATTGCTAAATACGGCGACACTTGGCCAAAAGAAGATTTTGAAGGCTATGTGCAAGATTGTCTTGATATTTTACCTTACGCTACGGATGGTATAGGCGAGAGTTTGTTAGACGGTGTTGGGTATTGTCAGTTACAGGCTAAAGATATATATAATATGTTATGTTGTTGGAACTATCAGGCTTGTGAGGTTGACAACTGGTTTGAGACTGATGCTTACTGGTTGCATGTTTATCTTAAGGACGCGTGCGCTAGAGAAATGGCAAAGGACGCAGAAATAACTTGGAGTTTTAACCCAGAGTTTACACCAGATGAACTCAGAGAGGCTTATAAGTGACAGAGATAACCAAAATATTTGTTGATATGGACGGAGTCTTAGCTGACTTCGTCCGTGGTGTTGAAAGCTCTAAGTATCTTAACGGGCCGTTTGATAAACAAGCGGCCTATGACGATCAAAAACTCAAATTTACTAATGCTGGTTTATTCCGAGATCTGCCACCTATGAAAGACATGCAAACTTTGGTTAATTATTGCAAGAACTGTGGTATTGATTGGGAGATTTTATCTTGCTCTGGCATGATAAATAGAGACAAAGCAACCAAAGATAAAATTTATTGGATTAGAAAATATGTACATCCAAGCGTTATCATTACATGCACCCTTAAAGGCAAAGACAAAGCAGTGTTTGCTAGACCAGAACACGTGTTGATTGACGATAAACAAAGCAATATTAAGGCGTGGCAAGACGCAGGTGGCTATGGCATCTTACATATTGACGCTAAAACCACGATAGATCATCTAAATAAGCTAAATGGTAAAAACCCTTACAGCTAGTTCTTAGTTGCGTAAATAAGAGCCAAAGAGTATTATCAATACTGTAGAAATGATTGTTGCAGGCATGGTGCTTGCAATGGCTAATTTTATAGGAGGCTGATTATGACTACGCATTTTACATCGGGTGTTACCAATGTCTCGTCTGACGGAACATTAGGTAAACTAAAAGCACCTGCACCACACAAGTATCATCAATACTTTAATGATTTTGATACTTACTTAGCGTCCGATTGGACAATAACTACAACTGAGGACGGGACTGGTTCTGCCACAGAAGCACTTGCTGATGGTGACGGCGGTTTATTGTTAATAACAAACGCTGCTGGCGATAACGACCACGACTTTTTTCAATTGGTTAAAGAAGGTTATAAGTATGAAGCGGGCAAACAGATCGGGTTTCACATTAGATTTAAAACTAATGACGCTACTCAGTCTGATATTGTCGCTGGTTTACAATTAACTGACACAACACCATTGGACGTAACAGATGGTGTGTTTTTTCTGAAAGAAGATGGAGCTGCAACAATCAGCTTTATCGTTGAAAAAGACAGCACACAATCTACTTTAACTTTGCCTAACTCTTTGGCAGATGACACTTTTATGACATTAGGATTCATTTATGATCCAAAAGACCAAAAGTTTCATGTGTACCAAAATAATGTTCTAGCTGGCACAGTGGTTAGCACTAATGCACCAGACGATGAAGAGCTTGCTCTCTCCTTTGGTATTCAAAATGGTGCTGCTGCTGCAAAAACACTTACCGTTGACTATGTAGGTGCTTACAAAGAAAGAACAGCAGTTACAGAGTTATAGGAGTAGATAATGGCTGATACAGTTACCTCACAAACCATTCAAGATGGTGAGAGGCTTGCTATATTAAAATTTACTAATGAATCTGATGGCACAGGCGAGTCTTCTGTCAAAAAAGTAGATGTTTCGGCACTACAAGCAGATAGCAAAGGCAGAGCTTGTACCAGCGTAGCTATTTCAAGGATCCATTGGTTTTGCCGAGGCATGGGTGTTGACATCGAATTTGATGCTACCACTAATGTTTTAGCAGTGACTTTGGCTCCTGATAGCTCCGGTGATGAGTATTTTGACCAGTTTTCTGGCATACCTAACAACGCAGGTTCAGGCGTAACAGGAGATATCGACTTTACAACGGTCGGACACTCTAGTGGCGATGCATACTCTATCATTTTGATTTTGATTAAAAATTACGGCTAATGGCTGTAAAAAAACCAAAGCGTAGGGCAAAACAAGTTCGACGCACTGTTGGCAAGGGCGGTAATTATCGCCCTACCAAACAGGGAGCAGGCATGACGCGTAAAGGCATAAAAGCCTATCGCAAGAAGAATCCAGGCTCTAAATTAAAAGGTGCTGTAACAGGTAAGGTCAAAAAAGGTAGCAAGGCCGCAAAAAGACGTAAGTCATTTTGTGCTAGATCTTTAGGCCAACTGAAAAAAAGTTCAGCTAAAACAAGAAATAACCCTAATTCTAGAATTAGGCAAGCAAGAAGAAGGTGGAAGTGTTAAATGATTGTTAGAAAAAACGCAAGAAAAAAAGTAAAAAAAGTAATAAAAGGTTTAAAAAAAGCAAGCAACACGCATGCTAAACAAGCTAAGACTTTAGAGACATTGAAACTAAAGAAAGGTGGAAAAGCCAAGAAAAAGTCTGGCGCACCAAGTAATGTTGCTAATCCTAGCTTATATGCGAGAGTGAAAGCAGAAGCTAAACGAAAGTTTGATGTTTACCCAAGCGCGTACGCAAACGCTTGGCTAGTAAGAACTTACAAAAAGCGTGGCGGTAAATACAAAGGAGCTAAAAAAGCTGTTGGTGGTGAGGTTAATAATAAAAACCTAAAACCAATACCAGCTGACAACAAAGGCTTACCAAAGTTGCCAAAACGAGTAAGAAACAAAATGGGTTTTATGCGCACAGGCGGAGCTGTAACGATGGTTCAGGGCAGAGGCTGTGGTGCTATGATGGACTCTAAACGTAAAAAAACTAGAGTACCAAGAAGTTAAGTGAGAAAAAAAAGAGATCCAAAAAAAGGCACAGGTAAAAAACCAAAAGGATCTGGCAGACGCTTATACACGGACGAAAATCCTAAAGACACTGTTAGCATCAAGTTTGCTACCATGAAAGATGCAAATGCTACTGTAAACAAAGTAAAACGCATAAAAAAACCGTTTGCTAGAAAAATACAAATTTTAACGGTAGGTGAACAAAGAGCCAAAGTTATGGGCAAAACTGGCATAGCTAATGTATTTAAGCGTGGTAAAGAGGCTATAAGAAGGACTAGGAAGAAGTAATGTCATTAAAAGAGTGGTTTGGAAAAGGCCCTAAAGGAGATTGGGTAGATATAGGTGCGCCTAAGAAAAAAGGTAAGTTTCAACAATGTGGTCGTGCTTCTGCAAAAGGATCTAAACGCAAATATCCAAAATGCGTGCCAAGATCAAAAGCAAAGCGCATGACTAAGTCACAAATAAGATCAGCGGTCACTCGCAAGCGTGCAAAAAAACAAGGCGTTGGTGGTAAACCCACTAATGTTAAAACTTTTGCAGCAAAAGGTGGTATTATTAACAACAGTTCAAACATGGGTTTGTTTGGAAGGAGATAAAAAATGAAAAAAAGTAAATACATGGCAAGAGGCGGTGGTATGAAAGGGACTAAATATATGGCCAAAGGTGGCAGTATGAAAGGAACTAAGTACATGGCTAAAGGCGGTGCTGCTTTAATGAGCGAAATGAGAGCTAATCCTGGCATGAGCAATATGCCTGCGTCTGTAAGAATGGCTTTAGGTGGAGATATAGCAAAAATTAAAAGCACAAAAGGTATGGCTAAAGGTGGCGGTATGAAAGGCACCAAATACAGAGCAAAAGGCGGAAAAAGGTAATACTTTTTAATTAAATAAGGTGGCGTATTTAATATCAAATATCCCGCAGTTTAAATGCTGGGTAAGAAAAGAGTTTACAACCAATCATCAACATGGGCATGGTGAGTATTTACATGCCTTGGCTTTTGCAGTCAACACAATACCAGACAGATCTCTCTCCTTCCAAGTGGTATTTACAGGTTGTGAAACTGATTTTGAAGGCTATCCTGATGAAAATGTACATGGTGGAGCCATGTGGGCAAGGATGCCAATACAAGCATTGATCGGTGATATACCCTTACCAGAGTGGCCAAAATCAATGGAGGATCATCTAGCACAACCTTGGGACTGTTTAAGTCACCATCATAGCGTGGTTATTTTAGATCGAGTAAGCTCAAGTCCTTGGTATTGTAAAATAGGTGGTGAGTTTTATCTCGGTAAATACATGTTTACCGTTGACTACACTGAACACTCAATAGCAGATGATCCAGCACAACACAAACAAAGCCATGTGTTATACTTGACTGACGCTGGTGAATACACAGGTAATTTTGTTGCTTTACCAAATAACCGCGTTAGAGCAACTAATCCAGCCTTATGGAGAACAGGTGAGGGACCACCAGATTTTTCTCCATCACAGTGGGTTCATTCAGCTGAGGCACATGAGAGTTACACAGATCCGGTAATTACATTTGACAATTTATATGCCTCGGACGAAGATAGAGAGTAATTATGGCATTATCAGGCAGTAAAGATTTTGAATTAGATGTAGCTGATTATATTGAAGAGGCTTTTGAGCGTTGCGGTTTAGAGCTTAGAACAGGTTATGATCTAAAAAGTGCTACACGCAGTCTCAACCTTATGTTAGCAGAATGGGCAAACAGAGGCTTGAACCAATGGACTGTGCAAGAAAAAACTCTAGATATGGTAAAAGATACAGCGACATACAACATTGATAGCACCAATGCTACCGCGCCCATCGATGTGTTAGACGTGTTTATTAGAGAAACAGTAGGCACAGAAACGACAGATCTTCCGCTGACAAGATTAAGTAGAGCAGAATATTCACACATAACTACAAAATCTAGCACTGGTAAGCCTAATCAATTTTTTATTAACAAACAAACAACACCAACAATTAAGGTTTGGCCTACACCTGATAAGTCAAGCACTTATGTTGTGCACATGAATGTGCTAACAAGAATGGATGATGCGGATGCTGGTGCTAACACATTAGATATGCCATTTAGGTTTTATCCATGTTTGGCTGCTGGATTAGCTTATTACATGTCATTGAAACGAGCGCCAGATAGAACAGGCTTACTTAAAGGCTTGTATGAGGAGGAGTTTCAAAGAGCACTGTCAACAGACGAAGACCGTGCATCATTTAACATCACACCTAACTTAAGGAGTTACAATAACGCATAATGGCTTTTGCATCTGGTAAAAATTCATACGGTATTTGCGACATTACTGGTTTTCGATATAAGTTGCGTGAAATGCGTAAAACTTGGGATGGTTTGTTGGTGGGTCCAGACCAGTGGGATGCCAAACACCCACAATTACAACCAAAACCGTCTGCTGTAGACCCACAAGCAGTAAAAGATCCTAGACCTGACACCGCAGACGACAACTCTAAATTTTTGGTTTATACAAATGTTGGTGATGGGAAATTAGGTAGTTTGCTTACAACTTTTTCTGTAAGCTCTGGTGTTGGCGAAGTAACGGTGACAACATGAGTTTTACATTAGCTACATTAAAGACAGCAATACAAGATTATCTTGAGGTATCTGAGTCAACGTTTACTACACAATTACCGACTTTTATACAAGAGGCAGAGGATCGTATATTTTCTTTTGTACAACTGCCTGAACAAAGAAAGAACGTACAAGGTACTTTGACTACAGGTAATCGTTTTTTAGCTACACCAACAGATTTTTATGCACCGATGAGCTTGGCTTTAATAAGCTCGTCAACATACGATTATCTAGATTTTAAACATCCGTCATTTATTAAAGAATATTCATCTGGCACTACAAGAAGTACGCCTAAATATTATTCTTTATTTGACGATGCGGCTTTTGAGGTTTCGCCTATACCCGATGCAGATTATACGGTTGAACTTCATTATTTACATAAACCAGTCTCTTTGACTGCTGGTAGCGACTCTGGCACGACATTCTTATCGACGGACTACAGCGATGCATTGCTGTATGGTTCGCTGGTGGAGGGTGCAATCTTTTTAAAAGAACCTGCTGACGTTATCGCACAGTTAGAAGGGCGTTTTAAGGAGGCGATAGCTAGAATGAAAAACACATCAGAAGGTCGTGGTACACGCGACGAGTATAGGTATGATTCAGTTCGCTCTAATGTGAGCTGATGAGTAGAATAGAATCTTTAGAGGGCAAAAGTATTGCTCTAGTCGGACTTGGCATATCGCAAGTTGATTTTGCCATAGGTTTACAAAACGGTAGAACGTGGGACGAGGTTTGGTGTATTAATTCAGCTGCGTCAACATACCCATGTGACCGCATATTTATGTTAGATCCTGCAAGTAGGTTTTTTGATACCGACGATGCAGGCAAACAAACGTCTGTTATGTGTAGAGTTCTGCGAGAAACGCAGACGCCAGTTTACACCTGTGAGTTAGATCCTAGAATTAACAACCCTGTTATGTATCCTGTAGAGGATGTATGCAATGCGACAAAATGCGCATATTTAAACAATACAGTAGCTTATGCTATTGCTTATGCTTTATACAATAAAGTAGGCAGATTAGATCTATTCGGTATAGATTTTTCATACAAAGAAAATATGCACTTTGCAGAAGCAGGCAGAGCTTGTGTTGAATTTTGGATTAGTAAATGCATGAGCGAAGATATACTTATTGGTATTAGCGGTAGATCTACAGTGTTGGATTCTAATGTTCCAGGCACAGAAAAACTTTACGGTTTTCATAGATTAGACAAGCCACTTGTGGCTGTGCCGCACGAAGGGCGATTTATTATTGGCCCGTATGAAGATATAAACAAACAGTTAGAACAATACGGACTCAAGATTGATGAGGATGTGGTACCACCAGAGCCATACAAAGGATGAGTGCAAAAAGCGATTTTGTTTTAGGAAAGGTTGGCGTGACAACAACCGAGGGTAGAGGCCATGATCCAGAGTTTTGGGCA